CTAAACGTTTTTTATACCCACTACCTTACGTTTGGGGCACCCTTGGGACACAACGTCAGAAAAACTGTTATTCAGCATTTCCACCTGGTTGCGGTCCATCTCTCCGATCCACTTCGAGTAGATTTCATAAACCATCTTCGCATTCTCGTGGCCCATCTGTCCGGCGATGAAAGACGGGTTAGCTCCGGCAGTTAAAAGCCAGCATGCGAACGTGTGGCGCGACTGGTAAGGGCGTCTGCTCCTGATTCCCGCCTTCTTTAATCCCGCCTCCCAACTATACCCCAGAGACTGAGAGCCATAATACTTCGTTTCCCCGCGCCAGTTTTTGGGCGGGATAAACACGAACCGCAGTTTTTGTTGTTCAGTTAACCCATGTTCGCGGTGATGGAAAGTGATTTCGGTTTTGCTTAATGCGCCAGTTAGCTTGAATTGCTCACGTAAAGCGTTCAGCGCAGGCTCAAGCAGGGTTACCGTTCTGATCCCGGCTTCTGTTTTGGGTGGCACAAACAGGCCCTCATTTGTCTGATTACGCCTGACGTGAAGCTCACCCTTATCAAGATCTACATCCTCCCAGGCTAAAGCTGTTAACTCGCCATGCCGAAGACCCGTAAAGATAGCTGTAGTCCAGAGCAAGGCATACCGAGGAGATAGCGCTTTTATAAATCCCTCGTACTCGCTCTGAAGAAGCGGATCCGGGTCTCTCCTGGAGCGTTTAAGCATCTTTATACCTTCGTGCGGGGTATGGTCAATAAAGCCGCTCAGATTCGCCAGCTTGAGCAAAGCAGTCAGGTTGTTCATCAGGCCGTTGACCGTGGATACAGCGCGACCTTTTCTTTTAAGCCAGGGCGCGTGATCGCTAAAGGTGTTACCAGTTAATAGCGCCTTCCTGTAATTCAACAGGTCGGTATGCTGAATATCCGCAATATGCGTATTACTTCCAACAATAGCGCAAAGTGTTGCTATACGTGATTCTGCGCCTCTGTAAGACGCAGCTGAGACCTCAAGCTTTTTGGCATTAAGATAAACTTTGCACAATTCGCCGAAGGTTTTAATTTTTTGTGTTGTGGTGAATTTTTTAAGCGCCTTTGATTCAGGAAAGTGCTCTGCATAGTCAAATTTACCTTGCTGAATCTCACTCATAATTAAAGCACGGAGATTGCCAGCTTTTTTTATATTGCTATTTGATACAGTCCAGCCCCGCAAAACTTCGCGGCAACGTATGCCGCGATATAGAAAGCTAATTCTTATTCCTTTCCCATGCAGCTCTACGCCAGCAGGCATATTCATTATGTTTCCCCGACAAGCCTATTGATCCTGGTGTAGTTGTAGAGAAGCGTTACCCTTCCTTCTGAAGCTTTTGGATCTGGTGGGTGCTTCTTATAATGAATACCCTCGATCCATCTCCCCTCCCGGTAAGATTTAATTTGCCGGGGAGTCATATACATCTTCGCTACAATTCCCTTTTCCATCACCCATTCATCTTCTTGAGTAATATCGGCCATAAATAACCTCATGGCCGGGAAACTATAATCAGTTCCCCGGTTTAATGTTGATTATTGGAAATCAAATGCTGGATCCATCAAGATGATCAAACAAACTCCAGTATCTCGACCAGTCTGGCTGCGAATACTCTTCCGCTTCATCATCCCATTCGCCAGCAAAGGGGTCTTCACAGACCGAGGTTAGCCATAGCCCTATCGCCGGACAGCCAGGGTTTCCCTCAAATAATTCAGCGATAGCAGGCCAGTGGTTTACAGTGGCTTCATTTGGAGGGAAATCAGCAAGGTAAAGCCTGATGTATTCAGCTGCACGGGAGTAATGCTCCTTGAGGACATACATCCGGTCATATGTCATTGCTAATACAGCTCGGTGATGAAGTGGGATATCCTCCCGATAGGCCAGAGGCCATAGCTTATCGATAGATGCCATATAACCATAAGGGGCCGCTCTCAGATAACGGATGGCCATGTCGTTCCAGATTACGGGGCCGCTGCCCCATGCATTGCGAAACTCTTCAGCAGTCTCTGATTTTTCGCCAGGCCAAACTCGTATTACTGTTGTGTAGCTCATCGTGAAGCCTCCGCGCGAAGTGCGCTGTATGCGCGCAGTACGTGAGGTGTTTTACCGGAAATAACCGTTTTTAAAATAAAGAATCCGCTACGCTTTGAACGAACAGAAGGAGCCAGGAATAAAGCAGTATCAACGGCGCGATTGTGTAGCCGGAATTCGAATACCGTACTGGTGACAATCGCGGTTGCAATCACACCTTTATCAATAAATTCTATTTTCATATTTGTTATTTCCTTTTGCAGGGTTGCTAACTGAAACTGATTTTATTTATTCCAGAACGAAGGCCGTAATTGGGCTGTTGCTGGTCTGGCTGGTAATGAGTTTCGGAATGATGACTGTGCAGCTGTGAGCGTTTCTTTCTTCTTTTGCTTTTCATTGCACACAGGGCAGTAATAGGCTTGCTTACGGTATGCCCCCTTTCCGATGGGGCGATACTGCAATTCTTCGCGTGAAAAGGAGCCGCCGCAGCTGTAGCAGTGGAGTGTTTCGGTTTCCATATTTATTCCTGTATTAAGGTGTGTGGATACCTGCCATTTAAGGCATTAATTCATTTGTTCGATAATTAAAATGAAACTTCGGTATTTACTTTATATTGCCCTGTAAGCAAGTCAGCATCGACGGAAATTAAATCCCCGTACAGGTCGTAATTTAAAATTACATCACGAAATTGAAGTCCGGAAAGTGAATCCGTGCGACCACAAAACATATGGTCTTCTTCATGCTTTGCTGCTTCATGAATATATTTTATTGACGCCATGGCATCAGACCACATGCCACTGTTACCAATAAATTGCGCAATAGCGAGTTTGCTTTGAGCTGCTTTAACCATCGGGTTGCTTTGCAGAAAATTAGCCATTAAACACCCCCGTAACATGCAGAATTTTGATAATGGTCGCTGACCAGGCAACAAGGCAGATGGTCAGAACAATAACCAGTGAACGAATGCCATTTCTGCTCATACTCCACCCCAGCACTGAACGCTTACCGATGCGACCACAACCAAAAACGGAACAACCTTCAACCAGAACCGGCGCCATGCTGGCTTGTCTTCGTCTCGAATCATCTCCTTTCCCTCATGCGTGTTGAGTACCTAACAGGCCTTGCAATGCAGTGCCGGGTGCCTCCCGGTGATACCAGCCAGTTAACAACTGGTACCGACAGCTTCTTTTCCACCCCACTCTTTTCAGAAACGAGTGTTACCGCTTAACTGTGCCGCGTGCGCATAGCCGCATTCACTGCATTGCAAAGCCTGTTGATTTTTAGCCTTCAGGCGGCCAACCGAACGTTTTTTTCTTGCCAGTCACTGTGCAGTGATTGGTTTGGATGGGATAAACTTAGAATAACTTAAGTTTTCAATCAAGATTTATTTTGTAGAAAAACTTAAATTTGAGGGTGTGAGAAAGTAACCCATTGATTAAAATGGATTACTTAAAATTTGGAATGAGGTTACTTTTTCGAGGCGCGCTTTCTGACTTTTAGTAATTCTTCGAATCGTTGGTTGTTCATCTCTACGCGTGCTCGCAACTCATTGAGAAATCCTTCTCGATCAGAATCAGGAAGGGCATCAAAAAGCCCGAGCAGTTCTTGCTGTTCCTCCGATAACTCTTTTTCCTGGTGCGGAATAGGCTCACCTGGAATCTGGTCATCATCACCATAAAGTAACCACGTTGGATTGCATTGCAGACCACTGCTCAAAGCAAACAGCCTCTTACCAGCTGGCTGGGTTTCATCCCTTTCCCACTGGGAGATTGTGACGTGCGAAACCTTGACCAGCTTAGCAAGAGCGGACTGAGAGAGTTTTAACTGTTTTCGCCTTTCAAGAAGGCGCGAGCCAAAGGTTTTATTTTCCATCATTAGAGAATTCTAAATTTTCTTGACTTAAGTTTCTCTACGATCAAATATCCTTAGGAAAACCTAAGGAGATGAGCCTGTGTTTAAACAAGATGCAATCAATTACTTCGGCAGCAAGTCGAAATTAGCCAAAGCTGCGGGCGTAGCCCCCGCGTCAGTTTCCGTTTGGGGTGAACTCGTTCCTGAAAAAAATGCGATGAGACTGCAACTAGCTTCTGAGGGAGTCCTGCAATACGACCCTGAAGTTTACGATCAACATGCTAAAGCAAAACGTTCTGGTGAGGTGAATCATGAAAATCAGGCATGAACGCATTCGCGAGGCCATGAATGCCTGGGCGCTTTATCCTGGTGGCCGTAAAACGCCTGTATCGGCTATTGTCGACGCGTATTTCTCCATGGGCATGACTAAGCCAGAGTTGTATGACGAAAGCCACCCTGACGCACTGAGCCGCAATATCCAGAAGATTTACCGCTGGGTTGAAAGTGATTCACCTGCATCAATCGAAAAAATCGCGCAGCTTCTCCCGGCAATTGAACGGGCTATGCCGCCGTTACTGCTGGCGCGGGTGCGTAGTTATTACTCCGCAACTTTCCGGGAACTGCTTCACCGCAAACAGCGTGTCGACGACGAAATGGAAGCGCTGTTCGGCGCAATGATTGCTATCTCTGACCGGATTGCTGATGGCGGCCCCTCCGGTAACACGCTGATTCACTAAGCGAGGTTCAACCATGCGTAACCAGTCTGCTGCTGAATTGATTGCTCGCCTGAAACGAGCGTATCCGGCGTATGAGCCGTCTGAAGGAGATTGTGCAGGCACTGGCATTCCTAAGGCCGGTTCTCGCTTCCAGCACAGACGCAAAGGCCACATGGTGACGGTACTCACAGCGACAGAGAAAGATGTTTCCTACAGCAAAGCCTGCGGGGCTGTTGGCTGGGTGGGGTTGAGAGAGTTTTTACGGCTACACAATGAGGTTTCGGAATGAACAATCAGGTGTTTGAAATTGTTCAGGCCATGTCGGGGCAGGGGAACTGCATAACGATCCCCGGACCGTATCTGGATTTCTTTGCAGGAGACAGGCAACAGTATTTGCTGGCGGCCATTCTCAATCAGCTGGTGTTCTGGTCTGGCAAGTCGAGTCTGGAAAATGGCTGGTTTTACAAAGAGCACGCAGCGCTTGCCAAAGAGATTCGCGCCAAAGATGGCGACGTGGTCAGAAAAGCAATGTTCAAGATTACAGAGCAGTACCTGGCGGGGGTTATTGAGGAAGAGTTACGGCAGGTAAGCGGCACTCCGAAGAAGCATTATCGGGTCGATCAGGAGGCGCTAATCGCCAAAATATTCCCGCAAGGGGGAAATTCAAATAACCCATTGAAAAATATGGATACGGCCCAAGAGCCGAATGGAAACGGCTTAAGAGCCGAATCGAAGCAAGTGATTGAAAGTGATGGAAACGGCTCTCAAGCCGAATGCATTCGTCCCAAGAGCCGAATGGAAACGGCCCAAGAGCCGAATCCTGGAAACGGCTCTCAAGCCGAATCCTATCTCTATACAGATCTTAAAAACAGATCACTACATACAGATCATAAAAACCACGCGGGAGAGATTCTTCCTGTGGATAACTTTGCAGAGTCAGGACGTGAACCGGTCATCCCGGAAGCAAACATTCCTGACGCTACCGAAGACAGTAACCTGGCTACCGATAACGACTTCGATCTCGCGATGTGGTTCTGGTCGACCATCATCGAGATGTACGAACGCGCCGCAGAATTTGACGGCTGCCTGGCAAAGCCGAAGGAACCAAATTTTGTTCGCTGGGCACAGGCAGTTCGTCAACTGCGCCAGGAGCACGGCTGCAGCCACGACCAAATCCGCGCCATGATTGAGCGTATTCAGCGCGACCAGTGGTGGTGCGGAAAGGTTCAGGACATGCCGACGCTACATCGTAAATGGCCTGAGTTGGTGCTGAAGTTGTGCCCGGTAAATCTCGCAACCGGCGGAAACCTCGGATTTAGCGGCAAAGTTCAGGCAGATATTCCGAAGGGTTTCAGGGGCTAAGGAGTTTTTTTAATGAAAACAACCAAATCCAAGAAAACACAATACAGCGGTGAAATCACGATGATCGAATTTATCAAGGCCAATCCTGATTTGACCACTAGGGAAATCGCCGCTGCGCTGGGGCGCGGTATGTCCTCGGTGAATGGTCAGCTTCGCCAGTTGCATGGAGCAGGCAAGGTTACCCAGAACGGCCTACGCAACGGCGCAGCCTTGTGGCGCTTTAATGACATGCCGTTTGGCTGCGCGAACCGTATCCGCATGATGTTTGAAAACCTACTGAAGGAATATCGCGGGGTCGCTCAATGAAATTACAAAAATGCCCGGATTGCGGCGCCGTTCCAGAATTTCACTGGAAAGATTATACGTTTGGCTCTTGCTCTGGCGCCCTGAAATGCCCGTATGACCATTACCGGGTCCAGCACAGTTACTGGGCTGGTGGAAAGAACAAAGCCAGACATGCTCTGGAACAAAAATGGGCGGAAGCGGTGAATAAAAAAGAGGTTAAAAATGGCTAATTCATTCAGACAAATGCGAGACGGCGACGTCATCAAACGCACCGATAGTGGCATGTTCATCAGGATTGATGAACTGCATGTCAAACCGAATTTCAATCGCCGCGAGGACGACGAGCGTACCCGCCAGGCTGATGACGAATTATTTAATTACCTGATGAATGGTGGCACCGTTCCGCCGCTGGAAGTCGTTGTTCGTGATGAGGGTGGTGTCTGGATTGTAGAGGGGCATCGTCGCCACCGCGCATATCTACGCTGCCGTGAGGCAGGAAAGCCAGTTGAGCGCATCCAGATTATTTCCTTCACCGGCAATGATGTTGAGCGCATCGCTCGCATCATGACAAGCAACAACCAGTTGCCTCTGACCGCGGTTGAACAGGCCGCTGTAGTGAAAGACCTGGCCGCATTCAACCTGACAACAGCGGAAATCGCAAAGCTGGTGCACAAGTCGATCCCGACGGTTGAGAAGCTGCTGACGCTCAGTACGGCAGATCACGCGATTCAGAAGAGCGTGAAATCTGGTGAGGTATCGGCATCCGTAGCGGTAGACCGAATCAAAGAGCACGGTGAAAAAGCTGGCGAAGTGCTGGAGCAGGATAAAGCCAAGGCCGCTGCTGCTGGTGTAAAAAAGGTCACTAAATCGTTTGTGTCGCCGGAAATCAGCGTGAAGAAAGCCCGCCGCGCGGTGGAACTGCTGGCGCTGGCACAAATCAGTGACGAGGGTGTTATCTCTCTGGATGGCCTGGCACTGGCTGAAATGCTGGAAATTATCGACGAACAGAAAAAAATCGCTGCGGATCGCAGCAAGGCGGCGGCATGAACATCTCAACAGTAAACGAGCTCATTCATTCGCTGGAGAGTGCGGGCGAGCTGTCGATCAAAGAGACAAAGGTTATGGCGCTGGCGAAAGCTTACCAGCAGCTGGCTGCGGAGAATGTGGCGCTGAAAAATCCAGATAACTGGCTATCACAGAGTGATTACGGCTATGAGGCGTCAGAAGTGGCTGCGGGTTACGGTGCATCTGAGGATGAAGTGCTGCGTGCCGGAATGATCGCGATTATTAATCGAATCGCAACCCCCACCACCGATCGCATCGTAGCCGAAGCCGAGGCGCGCGGGGTAGAGAAGTTCGCGGCAGAGCAGCGAGGCGTAGCGGAGCGTTTGAAAAAACGCGGCGGTGATGTGGTGATGAGCAGTATTAAATTCTGTTTAGAAAGTGCAGAAGAGGCTGAAGTTTTCGCCCAGCAGCTGCGCGAGGGGGCCAAATGAGCAAAATTCAAAAACCTACCGTCCCTGATTGGATGCAGCCAACGGCTCCGCTCACTGATGCGCAGCGCGAGGAGCTACGGCAAGCCATCCGTGCGTATATCCGTCGCCGGAAAGACGAGGAGCATGCAGCATGACTGATATCACCGAACTGGCGCAGAGCCTGAAGCGTCGAGCAGCATCAGCAAATGAGTTTGGCGAAAGCCTGTACGTAAAAGCCGATAATGTTCTCGCTGTGGTAGAGGCGCTGGAGCTTAAGGAAGAGCAGCGAGCAAACTGGTTCCACATGGCGCAGAAGTTGGGGAATAACTTGGATGCGGCTGAAAAGCGCATCGCTGAGCTGGAGCGCGAACCGGCAGCACGCATGGTCGTAACCCCTACTATCTGGAAGCATTATACTGCCGCCCAAACTGCGATTATTTACGAGAAAGCCATGACAGATGCAGGCATTAAGTGGAGAAGTATTGATGAACGCTTAACGCATGAAGAGTTAGAATCACTATACTTGGCGATGAAATCACACTTCGAGGTTATGGCTGAATCCGCTTCAGAGGCTGAGGTTATTGAATGCAGCCAGATAGTAAGAGCATTGTGTGAGTTACAGGAACGCCGCACCGCAATGCTCGCAGTCGCTCCACAGGAGGTGAAATGATGGACTCTTTACTGGAAGACACCTGCAAGCGTGTCATTGAGCTGGAAGGTCTGCTGCTGGTGGTCGTTGTATAAACCCGCTGTTGCGGTTTTTTTCTTTCTGTTAGCACGCTTCGGCAACTTTGTGCCGCCACCGTTCGTTGAGGTACTGGTGATGGGCAATTTTCCTGAGTTATGTCAGAAAAGGGACGCAGCCGCATGATGTATTAAAAAGCTGAGATTGCAACTGTATCTGAAATTGTTGAATTAAATTCATGTGGTGCGCTTATTAATATGTGCTTTAGTTTAAATGATTTGGAAACTTCTCAATTTGAAAATAGTTGAATCTTTACTCCATTAAAGCTGCTATTGTCTCCTGTAAAATGGAACCATCAAGTACCGGAGCCTTCTGTTACTTGATTTTTAAGTCTTTTACTTAGGGATGACTGAGGATTTATCATGGCAAATGATTCACGAGGAAATGAGGTGGTTTTCAACCGCGCATATCTAAACTTGTGCTCTAAGAATAAGAATTTAAGTACATTGGTTATAGCCAGAGAGTTTAAGGATGATAATATTGTTGGATGTTTTTCTTTTGGCCTTAAAAAACTAATCGATATTGAGTCAAAGTGTTTGTTTTTGCGCTATAAGTACCCATGGCCAGATTTTGAAATTGAACTGGTTAAAAATAAAGGCGGTGATTACGAGTTCATGCTTTTTCATAATGATTTTCTTAAAGGTAGTGAGGTTTAAGTTAGTTATAACGATTTTTTTAATCAAATCGGATTTAATTTAATTGTTTATGTTAGACATTTTTTACCTTGAGCTTGTCTAAGGATAACATTCGAAGAGTGTCGCACGCTTGCCCGACTACTTTAATCGAACAGTTTTGATGTCACTGCTCGATTAAATTTGGCCATTACGTAATCATATAAGGTCTCGTCAATATGACTTGTTTTACCACTCATGAGTTGGGCGATTTTTGTTTACTGTGACCTAAGACTCTGTCTCTCTTTAGAGAACATGACTAAAAAACCCCATAGATTCAACCCGCTACGGTGGGTTTTGTTTTCCCATGACTGATAAAAATTAACGTTTTGTGCTCTTAAGATATTGCTCATTCAGTAAGTTAGGTGTACTGTGTATTTATACAGTTCTTAGGTGGGTGATACTATGAGAATCGAAGTAACCATCGACAAGACTAAAAACTGCCAGAAGGGGCCATTCCCGCCCTTGAAGTTGAATTGCTGCGCCGTCTTCATCAAAACTATGAAGGCTGCAAACTAAATATAAGACGCTCAAGCACTGACGGGCTGACCGTTCTGGGCGGCGTTGATGGCGATAAAAAGCGCATAGAGCAAATCCTGCAGGAAACGTGGGAAAGTGCCGATGACTGGTTTTATTGAGCTGTAAGAGAGTGGCAGTTATGCCGCCATTGTTAACTTTATACGCCATCTTAGCGCGGTTATTTTTTAGCGTATTAACTCGTTGGCCGTGTTCGTTGCTGGTGGAGTGTTTCCAATGAGGTATTTATGGAAATACCGGATGATTTATTTCCAGGATTCAAAGAGCATACCGGGCCTGTCCTTGTTTATGTGAAAAATGGGGTTGTGGAGAGGGGCTTCCCGCTGCGCAAAGATGAGTTTGTCACCTCGCTAAAATCCCTTGATGAGGCCCGTAAAAAAGCCGGTCTTCCCCCTGTAAGTCAGGACTAAAATTAGCTATATTAATTACGGGTCTGAACAACCCTTCTTGCCAGTCGCTGTGCCACGGAGAAAAACCGATGGCGCAGAAGAACCACTCTCAAAAGCTGTACCTCCTGACACCGGCTATCACCTATGCTGGTGTTTCCGTTTGTCTTTCGCACCCTGGCGGTGCGATATGAGAGACCCTCGTCGCAGATGCAGAGCACCCGGCTGCGGTGCCTGGTTTAACCTTACCTACCCCAATGTTTACTGGTGTTGCGAAGAGCATAAGGCCCAGTACCTTGCGCAGCAGCGCGAGAAACAAAAGGTTAAGGCACAAAACAGGTTAAAAAATAAACCCGTTCACCATATCCGCCCTGAACCAAAGACGGCTGAGAAGCCCCTCAGCCACTGGCTGGAAGTCACCGAGCGCGTGGTTAATACCCTTTGCCGTGAAATGGCCCTCGTTAATGGGGAGGGGTGTATTTCCTGCGGTACTCAGGACGCCAAAGTCTGGCATGCGGGGCATTACAGAACCGTTGCTAAAGCCTCTCATCTGCGGTTTACCCGCATCAACATCAACCTGCAGTGTGATGACTGCAATGTCGGAAAGTCCGGGAATATCAAAGCTTACCGGGTCGGGCTGGTGGAAAAAATCGGTGAAGCCGCAGTTCAGGGGCTTGATAACGACAACCGGATTCACCGCTGGACCATCGAAGAGCTGGAAGCCATCCGCCTGCAGGCTTACGCCGACTTACGCGCACTGAAAAAAACGCTGGAGGTCGCATGACTTACCAGCTTATCTACGTCGATCCGCCTTGGCAGTATGGTAATAAAATTAGCAACGGCGCTGCTGAGAACCACTATGAAACTATGAGCCTTGTCGAACTTAAGCGCCTCCCTGTCTGGAATCTGGCTGCTGATAATGCCGTTGTTGCCATGTGGTACACCGGCACACATACCGAGGAAGCGATCGAGCTGGCAGAGGCCTGGGGTTTTCGAATTCGCACCATGAAGGGTTTTACATGGGTAAAGCTTAACCAGCACGCCGAACGGCGATTCAATAAGGCGCTAACTGAAGGTGAGTTGGTGGATTTCAATGATCTGCTGTCGATGTTGAATAGCGAAACCCGTATGAATGGAGGCAACCACACGCGGGCCAATACTGAAGATCTGCTAATAGCCACCTGTGGCGCCGGGTTGGTAAGAGCGAGCGCATCTATCAAGCAGGTGGTTTATTCCTGCCTGGGTGAGCACAGCGAGAAACCCTGGGAGGTTCGCCGTCGGCTGGAATTGCTGTACGGCGACGTTAAGCGCGTGGAATTGTTTGCTCGCGAATCTTGGCCCGGCTGGGACCGCTGGGGAAATCAGTGCGAGAGTTCTGTTGAAATGCATTCGGGAAAATTTATCACCAGGGAGGGGATATGAATCATCTCACCATAGAGAACATCCGCTACCGCTGGATGAAGCTTCGCCTTTGCCGTCATCGCGGCACTGTATTAGTTGACTACCGCATCCTCAAAAACTTTATACGCACCTGTCAGATCCGGGGAGAGACAGCATGACTCCAATGCAACGCCGTAGACAAAATGCCGCTATGTCAGAAGTCGCGGTTGCCACGCATAAACGATACCTCGGACGCCCCGAATTACTTACCGGCATTCAGTCTGCCTGGATTAAATCCCTGCTCACTGTTTGGGGGGAAAGCCTCCGAGGAGCCACTTTCCCCCGCAAGCCTACAACGCATTCGTGCTGGTGGGCCGTCAAAGGGGTCAGATGGTCAGACAAAGCACTTGAGCGTTTCACTGCTGCGCTTGAACAGGCAAGGAGTGAGGGGTTTCGCGGGCCTAATGCCCTGAAGAGGGCACAGATAATTTTATGGCCAAAGCCAGAGACTAGCGTCATAGACAGCGCTATCAGTGATGATGATGCTGATTTTGTGGAGAAATGTGTGCTCGATGCCTTTGATGTTAACGACCCTGTTTATATTGTTGGGCTGAGCTATTACACGACGAGAAAAAAAATATCTGATATTACCAGGGAGCTTCAGAAGATAGCCCCATGGCTGACGGCAGACCAGGCAAGTGAGCGCGTGAAATGGTGCCTTAAGATATTTCAGGGAAGGGCATTTCTATCTGCACGCAAAAACCTGAGGAGTTAGGTTTTTTGCTTTTTGTGCTCAAGGTTCATTTTATAATTGATTTTCACCCAAAAATTTAGATAATCCATTCATGCTTGGCAGAGCTGCGCCACGATGGCAGCGATGAGAAGCGACAATTTGAATATAACGAAAACCCCGCCAATGCGGGGTTTTTGCTTTCCGGCGATACGACAGGGGTATTCGCGAGATGCATTGCATCAGTACCCCTGTCACATCGTCGTAGAGCATTGAAACGAGTTTCATCAGATGTTAAATTTTTGGTGTGGTGAATCCCCCTATGCGGAGGGGCATTGCCAGTCTGATATGTTTTTTTGCGCATTGCGAGTCGTCTGTGGACTGGCGGCGACTTACCGGGAGGCACCCGGCACCACACCTAATAAAAAATGATGATAGCTGTAAGGCCCACTTCGGTGGGCTTTTTCTTTGGGCAAAAAAAAAGCCCGCATGGTTTCATGCAGGCAAGGCAGTTACATTTAGATTTTGTCCCGGTATATGTTTTTTTGTCCGGAAGTCGAAAGATACTGTCTCGAATACATTTTGTAAATAACGGATTCAAATCACAAGGCCATGCATTTGCATGGCTTTTTTATTATCAGGTCCCGCAGGAATCATCATCGACACGCTTCGTTGTTAAATCCAGCCTGACGGGCCTGACCCCTTTCAAACACACAGCTTCCCGATCTTTCATCGGAGGCGGTAACTATGGCTAAACGTATGCAAGACAAAGAGAGCATTGCCGGGATGTCCTGGCTGGTTCTGCTGATCATTGCTTGCTGGGGTGGACTTGTCCGCTACCTGATAGATGTGAAGCAGAGCAAGGCAACATGGAGCTTGATCAATGCTCTTGCCCAAATGGTGGTTTCAGGGTTTACCGGCGTTATTGCTGGCCTGGTGAGCATTGAAAGCGGACTGAGCATTTACATGATACTGGCCACTTCCGGGATTAGCGGGGCAATGGGTTCTGTTGCTTTGACCTATTTCTGGGAGCGCATTACCGGAGTTAAGGCGCCATGACAGCAGATCAGATTATCGAGGGCATCCTCGGTAAAGAAGGGGGTTACGTAAATAACCCGAATGATAAAGGCGGCCCAACGCGCTGGGGTATCACGCAGACTACCGCCCGCGCATATGGCTATAGCGGCGATATGAAGGCGTTACCACGGGATACAGCCAAAGCAATTTATCTGTCGCAATACTGGACTGAACCGAAGTTCGACCGCATTGCCGAGTTGTCGCCAGTAATTGCACAGGAATTGTGTGATACCGGCGTGAACATGGGGCCGCGTGTCGCCAGTACATTCCTGCAGCGTTGGTTATCGGCGCTGAATATGCAGGGCAATCTATATCCGGACCTGAAGCCGGACGGCGCGATAGGCAACATCACTATTGCAGCGCTGAAAAGCTATCTGGCCGTTCGCGGCAAAGATGGCGAAACCACGCTGCTGAAGGGGCTGAATTGTAGCCAGGGCGCTCGCTATCTTGAGTTGGCCGAAGCGAGGCCAGCTAACGAAGCGTTTCTATACGGCTGGGTTAAAGAGCGGGTGAGCCTATGACGATGATTATTTTTTCCCTGCTGGCGCTGGTGGCCGTGCTCGTTCTGTTGCTACTGCGCAAATATACCCAGCTGGAGTTTGTTGGTCATGCCCGGTTGCTGCTTAAAACATGGTCTGTCCGCCTGGGCGCTGCCGGCGCGCTGGTTGGCGTATGGGCGCAGTCATTCCCGGATGCCGCGCTCCATGCCTGGGCGATGCTGCCGACGGACATTAAAAATATTCTGCCGCCCAATGTTGTGGAGATGATTAGTCCTGCTCTGGTGGTGCTCGCCATTCTTTCTCAGTACGTCAGACAGCCAAAGCTGAAAGATAAAGCCGATGAGCAGCAGGAGGCGCAATGAGCCTTGAATTTATCAGCGGGCTGGTAGTCGTTCTGCTTGGCTTAATCGCTGGCGCGTTTGGGTTAGGCCATGCGCGCGGGACCAGCAAGGCGGAAGCCAAAGCCGAGCAGCAGCGCACTGAAGAAAACGCCGCTGCTACCGTCGCCGCGGCAGAACGCCGGGCTGATGCAACGAAAGGGGCCAGCGATGTACAGGAAGACGTTAAGCGTATGGGCGATGACGATGTTGATCGCGAGCTGCGCGAAAGATTTACCCGCCCCGGTGGTGGTTGATACCGCGTGCAGCTGGGTGCGGATCATCTACCTGACTGACCACGATATAGACGTGATGGATAAACAGACGAAGCGCGACATTCTGGCGCACAACAAATCCGTGCAGGCCAACTGCCCGCAATCAACAGACAGGGTTACACGATGACCAAGACAAAGAATATTGAATTTCGGCTGAGCAAACTTGAGAAAGGGCCAGACAAGAAGGTTCTGGCCATCATGGAGATAAGGTCGAGAACTATTGCAGGTAGCGTGCTGAAGCAGATTCCCTGCCAGGAGTTGAAAGATCGATAATGTCATTGAAGATAGCCTTGTAGGCTTTATTTAACTTCTCAACTGTTTTCGGGGTGATATCACTCGTAGGCGGCGCGTCGATACCATCCATTAATTCTATTTCAGCAAATTTTCTCAAAACCTGAAGGACATTTTCTTTTTGTTCTTCGGGCATCGTTTGCACGATAAAAGCAACAACGTTTCTCAGCGCCAGGATTTGAGCGTGAGTTACGTAGTAATGATCGATCATATTTTCTCCCTGTTCTGTTGAGTTAGGCGATTTAACAGTATAGAGGAGAAATGTTGTCCGCCACCCTGTAGCAGCCTTTAATCGTGATGCCTCGCAATAGCGGGTAAATTTCCATATCCAACCAAAAGAGAAAAACCAATAAGTGAAGCAAAACCGCAGGACGGCAGCACTGTAAAAGGCTACCGCACATTAACCGCTGGCGACATTGAGCGAATGAACCGCCTTAAAGGCGTCAGCCGCCACTTCTGTAGTTTGCTTGATACCGAGCGAGGTGAATTGTTGGCTGTCCGTAATGGCCCGGCAATGTTAAGTGCTGAGCAGGCTCGGGAGATTGATGAAGCTTTGCGCTGTCTGGCAATCGCTCGCACCAAAATGCAGGAAGCCTGTATGTGGGCATGCCGCGCGGTGGCTCGCCCTGACGCTGATTGCTAACACAACTTGCGAAAAGAAATCCACCGAAAATAAGTCAGTCGATGCTTGATGATTAGCAGATAGTCTGCTAACGCTATCGTGATAGTATTTCAGCGGAGTTTATCTATTAAAAGGAATGCGCGATGTGGACGTACTGATTGACAGTGCTTTCGAGGGATATCTCTTCCTCTTACTGGATATGTGGACAGTTTTAATTGTTGCTTTCGTCGGGTTGGCTCTGTCATTTTATGGCGTGCAAATGCGTAGAACTGCCGTCACCTTCTTTCTGCTTGCTGCGATAATCGGGACTGCTGGTTCGATCTATACTTAAATGTAGGTTGCAGAGAATATGCAGAAAGTCAACCCGCAATCCAACGGTGGCTATTACTGCGGTTACTCGTGTCATATGCCCTGAAACACATAATTTGAACCCAGGTCGCCAATGGCGGCCTTTTTTATTGCCAGAACGTATTCCTGAAGCAGGGAGAAGTGGCCTACGTGATGAACGCAAACGGCAAGACCATTTCCCGTTACGAACACCGGGCCCAACAGTAGGCATTACAGGAGCCATTCAGCAGAGTGGCTTCGATAATGGCTTTATCCCAACGACTGGAGCCAATCATGGCGAAAACAAAATGGCCTAAGTTGCCACGGTTTTTTGTGCCGTTGTTTCACTCTGCAAATGTATATCTTTGCCGAAGCAAAGAGGAGTGGGATGCCGCCTGCGTCCACCTTGGCGTTGAAACTGGCGGTAATGATATGTTTATTGGCTGCTGTCAGCATTACCAGAACGTAGACAATAACGAGAACATCTACCTAATCGGCGTATTCAACGGCGAGGCAGCAACGCTTGTCCATGAGTGCGCACACGCAACTTTCTACTGCTGCCGTGATGTTGGGGTAGCTATCGACACATCGGCGGCGAACGAAACCTACTGCTACCTCCTGGACAGAATGTTTAGTGCATTTCTGCCGCATATCAAACAGGATTAACCCATGGCAAAACCGGACTGGGGCGAGCTTCAGCAACGGTTCCTGTCCGATCATGCCGTAACCGGCGTATCACCGAAGGATTGGTGTGAAGCGCAGGGACTGAATTACGCTACAGCCCGCCGATACATCAAGAAACCCACTGCGCAAAAACCTGCGCAGAAGAAACTGCGCACTGCGCAAAAGGAAAAATGCGCAGAAGAGCTGGTGGATAGCAAACGGAGTCCAAAGGTAAAGCGCTTCATTGCTGAATACCTGAAGGACAATAACGCCACTGCAGCCGCTGAGCGAGCAGGCTATAGTGACCCAAATTACGGTCGCCAACTCCTAACGAATCCTAACGTTGCGCAGGCCATTGCGCAGCAGCAGAAAGCATCCATTGTGCGCACGCTTGGCAGTGCGGATGAAGTACTTGAGCAGATGTGGCGGCTGGCAACGTTCGACGCCAACCAGATATCGCAACATCGCCGCGGTTGTTGCCGTCACTGCTGGGGCTTCGGTCACCAGTATCAATGGCGTGATGCCGTGGAGTATGAAGAGAAGCGACTCGAAGCGCTTGAGCGCAAACGTCGCGAGCCTGTTGATGTTGGCGGTTATGGCTATAACCATACACTCGATCCTAATCCAGATTGCCCGCGCTGTAATGGCGAAGGAGTGAGCCGCGTAGTGCTGCAAGACTCGACAAAATTAGATGATGCGGCCGCACTGGCTTATTCGGGCGTGAAGGTCGGCAAGGCCGGTATCGAAATAACCTCAATCAGCCGTGAACGGATGTTTGAGGCTGTCGCTAAGCGTCTGGGCCTGGCTGATGCGGAGAATGCGCAGCGCATCCAGCAGGTGGAGATTGAGCGCCGCCAACTGGAAGTAGACAAAATCCGCAAACAACTTGAACCTCCTGAGAAAAAAGAGGGGGAGGTTGTCGATCTCAACGTGCTTGCGCGTCGCCTGGCGTTTGCCCTGACTAAAGCGATGAAATGATATGAGCGGGATTTCTTTTGATGAAGTTCTCGAACGCCTGAAGTCTCTTTCCCCTGAAGAATTGAAGGCTGTCGAGCATGATGTAATGGCCGCGACAAAAGATATGCTCTGGGTGCCGAATCCTGGCCCTCAGACTGACGCTTATTACTGTGATGCCGATGAACTGTTTTACGGCGGACAGGCGGGCGGTGGTAAATCTGCGCTGATAAACGGCCTGGCTGTCACAAGCCACGAGCGATCACTCATCTTGCGACGTATCCGCGAAGATGCCAAGAAACTGGCCGAGTCTGAACTTATCGGTAAGTTGTTCGACGGCGGTCGTGATGGGTGGAATGGTTCGGATCTGGTCTGGAGGAATGGCAAACAGCTAATCCAGTACGGCGGCTGTGAGCAAGAAGAGGACAAGCAGCGCTATAAAGGTGACCCTCACGATTTAATTTGTTTCGATGAGGTGACTGATTTCCTCGAAACTCAGTACGAATTCATCACGATCTGGAACCGTTCCACAACTCCGGGGCAAAAATGCCGCGTTGTGGCTACTGGTAACCCACCGACCAGCGCTACAGGGCTATGGGTTATTCGGCGGTGGGGGGCATGGCTTGATCCATCGCATCCTAACCCCGCGAAACCCGGCGAACTTCGCTGGTATCTTCGAAATGAAGTCGGCGAAGAAATGGAGGTTGAAGGCCGGGGGCCGCACTTGATCGGTGGTTTCATGGTTGAGGCTAAGTCGAGAACATTCATCCCGGCAAAGTTAAGCGACAATCCCGATCTGGCTGCTGATGGCGAATATGCCCGTATCCTTAACAACCTTCCAAAAGAATTACGGGATGCATACCGCGATGGGCAGTTCCGGGCATCGCTTCAGGATGAACCCAACCAATGCATCCCCACAGCCTGGGTGCAGGCGGCAATGTCTCGCTGGACGGCGCAACCTCCCGCGGGCGTTCCAATGTGTGCCATTGGCGTGGACGTTGCGCAGGGTGGTTCTGACAACACGGTGATATCTCCCCGCCATGACGGCTGGTTTGCTGAATTGCTCACAGTTCCGGGGAAAGAGACTCCCGGAGGAACTGATGTTGCTGGTCTGGTTATCTCCAAGCGCCGTGATGGCGCCAAATGCATTGTTGATATTGGCGGCGGCTGGGGTGGTGACGCCTATGCCCACTTGCGTGAAAACGGCGTTGATGCTGTTTCGTACATGGGGATCAAGGATTCCGTCAGACGTACACATGATGGCCTGCTGAAGTTCAGAAATATTCGAACCGAGGCTTACTGGAAACTACGTGAGGCATTGAATCCTGACCGCCCAGGCGGCTCAACAATCTGCCTCCCAAACGATCCAACATTACTCTCTGACCTTACCGCACCAACCTATGAGGTTAAGCGTGGCGGGAATGGCGGCGGCGTCATTCATCTTGAGTCGAAAGAAAATCTCGTTAAGCGCCTTGGACGTTCTCCTGACCGGGGCGACGCCGTGGTTATGAGTTGGTTTGATGGTGAAAGGCAGGCGAATGTTCGCGGCGGCTACCGGGCACGGAATGCGCCGCCGAAAGTTAATCTCGGACACTCCAACCAGAAAAGGAGACGATAAATGAGTAAAGCAACAGACGCTATCGGTAGTGTTGTCGGCAGTATTTTAGGAACCAAAAGCGGCGGCGTAACGGTTGAAAGTGAAGACCAGACAGCGGCACCGACTGAAGATACCGACGCCGTAAAGGCTGCGCGACGTCGCAGCATGATTCAGAGTCAGCAGCGCAGCGGTCGAAGTAGCACAATTCTCACCGGCAGCAGCAATAACAAACTGGGTGGATGATGGACAGCAGAGCACAGCAACTGATAAAGAACGGCGATCACTTGTTCAGCAAGAAATCCTCTCTGCTGTCGCTCTGGCAGGAAATCGCCGATAACTTTTATCCTGAGCGGGCTGACTTCACTATCTGCCGTTCGCTGGGTAATGAGTTCGCGGATCATCTAATGACCAGCTACCCCGTACTGGCGCGTCGTGACCTGGGAGATTCCTTTGGCTCAATGCTGAGGCGTGATAAGTGGTTCAATCTGAATATTCAGGGCAGTGAACCCGACCACCAGGCAAAAGTCTGGCTGCAATGGGCCAGAGATGTTCAGTATCGGGCAATGTATGCGAGAGGAACTCAACTGGTCAGGGCCACCAAAGAGGGCGATCACGACTTCTCAGCATTCGGCCAGTGTGCGATCAGCGTTGAACTTAACAGACATGCTAATGGCCTGCTGTATCGCTGCTGGCATCTCCGGGACGTGGCGTGGGCAGAAAACGCGGACGGCGAGATCGACACCATTCACCGGAAGTGGAAGCCTACAGCGACCCAGTTGAAGCAGCTTTTCGGCAATAAAATCAGTCAGCAGGTCAAAAATCATCTGGAGAAAGACCCGTACAAAGAGGTCAATTGCCGACACGTTGTTGTTCCGTCTGAACAATACGAGATGGGGAAAAGCCGTGCGCCGTACACGTCGATTTATATTGATGTTGATAATCAGCATATGATGGAAGAAACGCCGGTAATGAACCGGATTTACTGTATCCCTCGATGGCAAACAGTATCTGGCTCTCAGTATGCTTACTCTCCGGCTACCATCGTGGCTTTGCCGGATGCGCGCCTGATTCAGTCAATCACTCGTGTCCTTCTCGAAGCTGGCGAAAAGGCCGTTGACCCGCCGCTGGTGGCGAATAAGTCCGTATTCCGCGATGACTTTAACCTGATGGCCGGCGGTATCACCTGGGCAGACCTGGAGGCGGATCAGGACATCAGGCAAGTTATCGGCGAGTTTACGAAGTCAACTCAACTCCCTGCGGGCATGAACATCCGCAATGATGTCCAGGCAATGATTCATCAGGCGTTTTATCTCAACACCCTGACATTGCCGCAGATGTCTGGCATGACGGCGTATGAGGTCAGCCAGCGGGTGCAAGAGTACATTCGTCAGGCGCTGCCGCTATTCTCTCCGGTAGAGCAGGAGTACAACGGCGAGCTCTGCGATATGACGTTTAACCTGCTGATGCAATCCGGTGCGTTCGGTTCTCGCTATGACATTCCCGAATCCCTTCAGGGGCAGGATGTGCAGTTCTCCTTCGAGAGCCCGCTCCAGTCTGCTATCGGGCAGGAGAAGCAAGGCAAACTGCAGGTAACCGCCGAGATGCTTGGGATTGCGAGAAATATTGATCCTTCTGTCGATGCTGACGTTGATATTCGTACAGCGTTTAGGGACGCGATGGATGGTTCAGGTGTACCGGCCAAGTGGCTGCGCAGTGAAGACGATGCCAACCAGCTGCTTCAGCAGCGTGCTCAGCAGCAGCAAAGCGCAGCGGAAATACAGCAGGTATCTCAGGGGGCGGAAACGCTGCAAAACGTGGCTGATGCCGCTCAGTCCTTCAGGGAGGCAGCCGCATGAGCATAAAAGCTCCTGAACCTTATTTGCCGTATCCGTGGGGTGACAATATCCCCTTCGTTTACGCGATAAAGGCGCTAAACAAAGGCGAGGCCACGCCAGAGCAACAAAAGTTAATTCTGCATGAGCTTATGAATCTGACCGGGTATTACGACCTGAGCTACAGGCCAGATAGCGATCGCGACACGGCATTTGCTGAGGGTTAAGCGCCTGGCTAACAGCACCGAAAATCTTTACAACTTCATTTCGGGCAAGACGCAACCGATAGCGAATCCGCATATCGCCAGATGGTCCGACAATATCCGTAACTGGCTGGTGGCCAGCCGTCTTGGCTCCGCCCTGCTGGCTTCCTTCTCTGATCTCGGCACGATGTATCTGTCGGCAAAGGTCACTAATCTGCCAATGAGTCAGCTACTCCGTAACCAGCTGGAGGCGATGGACCCGACGAATCGTACAGAGCTAGCGCGTGCACGTCGAGCGGGGCTAGCAATGGAGTCACTTCTTGGCAGTGTCAATCGTTGGGCGATGGATAACATGGGGCCGTCGAAGGCTCGCTGGGCTGCGACTGCTGTTATGCGAGCCAGTGGTTTGACAGCTTGGTCAGATGCCCATAAACGGGCATATGGCGTTACGATGATGGGAAGCCTAGGTGATGTCATTAGTCGAACGCCAGACCTCCGCAGCTTGGACGATAATGATTTTCGAATTTTAAAAAGCAAGGGCGTGACAGAGCAAGACTTTGCCGTCTGGAAACTGGCCGATCAGGAGGATTGGGGCAAGGGGAATAATACAATGCTTACGCCTGAGAGCATTATGCGCATTCCAGATGCAGCCGTTTCTCACATTGGCCCACCCGAGCGAGTCAAGTTTGAGGCTATGCGGCGTTTGCTTGGCGCTGTTGCCGAAGAAGTTGATATGGCGGTGATTACCCCCGGGGCTCGTGAACAGATGGTCACTGGTGGTGGGCTTCAGCGTGGGACGTGGAAAGGTGAATTGACCCGAAGTGTATTTTTGTTCAAATCCTTTCCAATATCTGTAGTTATGCGTCATTGGTCCAGAGCTATGGGAATGCCTTCAGCCGGTGGGCGTGCAGCTTATGTATCAGCATTTATTGCCAGCACCACGTTACTTGGTGCGCTTTCTCAGCAATTAAACGACATGGCGTCTGGCCGAAATCCACGTGAAATGATCGGAAAGGATGCAGGAAAATTCTGGCTGGGGGCGTTGCTTAAAGGTGGAGGACTCGGATTATATGGAGATTTCCTTCTCTCTGATCACACCCGCTATGGTGGTGGCGCGCTTGCATCAATGCTAGGGCCGGTTGCGGGGCTAGTTGATGATGTAGTTAAACTGGCCCAAGGTATCCCACTAAATGCCGTAGAAGGGAAACCAGAGCAGACAGGAGGGGAACTGGTTAAACTGGGTAAAGGCCTTATTCCGGGGGCAAATCTGTGGTATGCAAAAGCGGCTCTTGATCATATGATTTTTAATCAGTTGCAGGAGTATTTTTCCCCTGGCTATCTTCATAAAATGGAACAGCGTTCCCGCAAAGAGTTTAACCAAACATACTGGTGGCGCCCACAGGACACAGTACCGAGGTAACTAATGTCAGATATAGATTATATTTCATACATTATTTTTGGCCTTGTTGTATGGGCGTTCCTGAGCTTTATGGGGAAGCACGACAGAGCAAGGCGTAAGTTTGAGTTCTCAGTTAAATGGCTGTTTACATTTTTATGGCCGCTGACAATTTTTCTTTCTTCTTTCGTCTACTATCAGCAAAACAGCACTATGGCGGCTGGTATTTTGTTCATTGTAGGCTGTGTTCTCTGCATCCCTGCTTATGTAGTTGCCAGTGAGAATCCACACCAAGCGTGGAAGAGAATAACTTCGTTTTTTAAACAGAGATAACATAGCCCATTTAGGTGGGTTCATCTTCTTTTGCACTCAGAATGCATCTCATTAAATAGGCCGCTTTCGCGGCCTTAATTATTACTGACCACCAGGCCGGGAATCAGCAGAACGACCACCACAACGCGAACCATCAGAGGCGCGATCATCCGGACTCTGGCAATTGCCAGCGTAGGCTTGTGTTACCGATCCCAGAGAAAGCAGAACAAACAGCACTGCAAAAGCTTTTTTCATGTTTAATACCTTGTGTGTAGTGTGGCTATCAGCTGATAGCCATGAAAAGTTAGTTCAAGATTCATAAACAAACAAGCCCGCGAATGCGGGTTTTTTTATCTCTAAAATCCAGCCCGTGCAAGCACCGGGCTTTCGTTGCACATACCGCAGGCCTTGCCCTGCGGGGATTATTCACGTCCGGAGAAAAGTAAATGCCCGCGACTCCTCAAGACCGTCTTTATGGACTGACCACGAGTGTTGCTGTAAAGCCACCGGTCTATATTTCAGCTGATTATGATATCACCCGTTTTGGCGAGCAGACCATTACGTCCAAAACGCCAACGGATGAGCGGACGATCACTACCACAGAAGGGATGCGTGTTCTGCTTTTAGGGCAGGATAACCCCGTCGAAAACGGTATCTGGGTTGCGCGCCGTTCGTTCTGGGTCAGGGCGACTGATTTTAACGGCCCCCGGGATGCGGTTAACGGTACGTTGGTTTTTTCGATTAATGGCGACTGCTGGCAGGTAGAGGCTGATGATCCCGTCGTCATCGGTAAGTCGGTTATTCACTTCCGGCCAACTTACCCGTTTGAAGCAAATCTGGACATATTCCAGCGTACGTTACGAGTCCCTGAAGCCTCGGTAAATGTTTTGCCTTCAGCAGAGGAGCGGGCATGGAAGGGGTTGGGCTTTGATGGTGCCGGGCAGCCAAAACTGCAGGATCCTGCGGGAACTGGCTTATGGGGGTATGTTCCGGCAATTGGCTCGTTTGAAAAAGGTTCGCTACTCACTCAACGCTTTGAGGTTCTTCTGTGGGAATCCACGGATGAATACTGGCGCTGGGATGGGGCAATGCCGAAGATCGTTTTACCAGGTAGCACACCGGATACGGCTGGCGGACGGGGTAAAGGAAAGTGGCTGGATGTCACCGATGCGACTCTTCGCTCAAACCTGGGTTCAAGCGAAGGCGCTAAACTCGTTGGTGGAATAGGATTTGTATCTCCGGAAATGTTCGGCTACCTGCACGGCGTGACGCCCGACGCCGTTCCTTACTTTCAGGCTGCTGTCGATGAAGGACACGCCAGAGGACTTCCCGTGCAACTGACGGGGAAATATTACGCCACAACCTATCCTCATAAAGTCACTTTACCAGGCGATGACGGGACCGCTTACCCAGGGTGGGTGGCTGCGGGGAATGATGCAAATATTGCTGCGGAATCTGGAAATCATATTTATGCGGCGATTCGACTTTATCCCGACTCCGTTATTATCGGCGACAGTATGCAGAACTGCGCGTTAATCGGAGACTGGGATTCGGATACGCCTGTGATTAACAATAACCAGCACATTGGTTATTTTATTTCCGGTGACTCATCAGACGGTTATATCCGCCCGCAGCTGGTAAATCACGGTGTGCGCAACTTCTTTATCGGTCGCTATGGGAATGGCGTTCTTGACCGGTCCACAGAAGATAATTTCCTCATCCGTGATTGCTGTCTGACGGGCTGGTTTATGGGGGCCGACTCCGTTTGCAACGGTTTCGTTGTCGCCCGTGATTGCTTTACCGGCGACGCCTATGGCGGGGCGTGGACGCAACGAAATGCCGCGGTCACGATTCCGTATCTCCCACCCTATCCGGCGGCAGAGATTTTCAAAGTGGGCTGGGTCGATGCCATCCGTTATACGAAATATCACTTTTACGGTAAGCCACGGCTGTTTGGCCCTGCCGATGAGGCGATTGATACGTGGTTCGATACGTATATCTATAAATCCGCCAACTCGGCGCGAACCTCCGCAGGCGGCAGGCTGACAAACAATACCGCCAGCGGCTATTCAGCGCGTTCGTTTCCCGGTATTGCGGGCCGGGCATTCACCGTCCTCAGTCGCTATGGACGTGCGGTGAACGGGGTCTGCCTTGACGATGTGAAAGTACTGGGAACCCACCGCGTCCCGTTCTACACCGACGCAGGCAGTTACAACGTGATTCACACGTCATACGTTGAAAAGACATGTCTCGTTGACACCACAACGACAACCATTGCCGGTAATCAGTTCTATACCGACTATCAGGACCCGTGGAATGCGACACTGACAAAAGCGCCCGCGATGGTTTGTGAGGGTGGTATCACTGTCGACAGAACTGTCGTTTCGGCTGGCGTGGCTACACATCCGTTTAGCCAGAAACCAACAACAATCAACGGCCCGCTCATCATCAACCCGTTCAGGGATGACACCGAAGACTACTCTGCCGTGCAGATTGCAGAGTGGAACAGCGCCGAAGGGAAAACGGTATATCTCTATGATTTCCGTCGTCAGTACAGCGTCCAGCGCCCGATACGTTTTTTTGAGAACACTCAGGAGACGTTCCAGTATTACAAGGGCGTCTGGACGCCGGTTGTCAAATGTGGTTCAGACGTCGTGACGCTGAATACCACGGTGGGAACCTACCGCCGCTCAGGGCGGTTAGTGCATGCGACATTCAGAATAGAAACCACGTCAATGGCGCTGACGACAGGTGGCGCGGTAGTGATATCAGGGCTTCCGTTTACAGTAGCCGCACTGAGCGACGGGGGGTTAACGGTGTCCCCGATAATCTGCAGTCGGGCCGGCTCGGGGATCATCCTCGCGCAAACGAACCCGACCACAAAAGATATTTTGTTGCTGACAAATAGCTCGCCTGCCGCTCTCTCAATAACAGGCGGAACAGGTTTGACTATTTACGGCTCAGTTCAGTACGTTCTGACAGAATAAGGATTTTCCATGTTTACAATAGAGAAAGAAGTTGCGGTTAAACAGGTGACGGCGGATGGAATTGCAGTCGGAACCACTACACTAAAAGTTAGCCTGACATACACCATCGAGAGGATCGAACTTGAAGGGGAGAACGGCATCGCGTTTTATACAGTTACGTCAGGTGCTGATACTGAGGGTGTAAGAAATTACATCCCATTTACCTATTCAGGTGCCGGTGATCCGTTATCTGAAGCTGAGGCAGCGCTAAAGTTAACAATTGAATGATATTTCCCGCCTGTAATGGCGGGATGATTTTATGCTTCCAGCGACTCTTTTAGTGATCCTTCAGCCTCATCCAGCGGGTTTCCTGCTCCGGAGTAACTGAACATGTGATAATGCTCTCCTGGTGTTACTGAATCACCCACATACACATCGAACAGTACCTGCGCTCCTGCATCTGACAGGCTTACCAGGCGCTTTGCGGAATAGGTCACCTCTTTGCTGACCGTAACCAGCTGGCATGATGCCCCCAGCTCAGGATACGAAACCAGTTCTTTGACTTCTTTTGTTACTGTGAACGACATAATTTTCTCCTGCTTATCCCGGCTGGCTGGTCTGACTGACTGCCAGTTGTTTAGAGCCGCCTGTGCCTGTGACGTTTACCGTCAGGAACCCTGATGAATATGTCCAGGCGATATCTATCTGGGCGGCATTATTGATTTGTGAAAATGTCTCCACCAGATAGCCATTGATGAATCTCAGTATTTTGTATGCAGGGAACTGATAACCACCGTTGGCGGCTATCTGAATCTCACCGGACTGGCTGGTTATCTGTAGTGTTTTCGATGCACTGAGAGTCATGGCATTTTCATGAAGGTATTTCTTCAGGAAGCGGACGCGCTTAATCACAATATCCGCGCCGTTATTTGAGCGTGAGAAGTAAATACCGTTTGAGGAGCCAGCAATTCCTGTCACGAACTCCACCCGCATTTTTCTGGGTGTCGTTGACAGCGTGAAAGTTGTCGAGACTTTACCTGTTCCGGAAACAATACCGCCGAAAGTGAAGTCTTCAGTACCGCTGGCGCAGTATGCCTCCACCTCGATGATGTATGATTTCTCCGGTTCAAACAGTCCAGATGAGGCAGCATAGCTAAAAATGCCGGTGCTGGCGAAACCCGCCATCAGCACCATTTCATTACCGCGGGCACGCAGATAATCAGACAGCAGGTTTCCGTAGAGAGAGGTGCCGAACGCGCCGACATTCAGCCCATTGATAACGTCAGAAAACTGTCCCTCTGAGGTATACCCGTTCCATTTACCGAAACGTGGCCCTTTAAAGACAAACGAGCACGGCTGCTGCTGATTATACAGAAGCGGAACACTGTCCACCGTCGCGCCAGTCTCATCAACCAGTGTCAGGGCATTTGACCCCAGACCGACATTAGAACCTACTGTTGATACGTCAACAATTTCCCCGTACGTCTGGCCCTTTGGCTGATATTTGTAAACAAAGTTTTTAGACTTTGAGAAACCATCTATCCGGTTATCCCTGATAATAGTCGAGTAACGACCGGCTGATACGTTTCCCGCGTAAGCAGGCGCATCAACGGCTGTCGCATCAATAAACCCTATGAGCGCCTGCCCGTCGGTCCCTGTCGCCTGTTCAAGATAGTTGTCATAAATACGGGCATGTCGGGCCGTGGTCTTAATCATGATGCAGTTTGGCGAGCCAACGTGCAGGATATCGTTAAGATGTATTTCATTCTGAGACCCGAAGGTACTGGCGCTTAATTCAAGAATCATATAGCGCCAGGCATTCCTGATGCGATTCATGGACACCCTGTTCAGGTCGCACCCGTTCAGCAGTACATCGATATCAAAGTTTGCTATCTCACAAAGGCTGATACTGCCATCGAACATCTTTGACCATGAGATACCAATTCCGGTGCCATTAACTCTCGGGTTTATAGCGCAGCGCCTGACGACTGGTACCATACCAAACGGAACATTTGACAGCGATATATCGTCTTTAATTATCGCTGTTTGCTCGTTATTAAACCTGACAGGATAATCACCGGTCAGGCCCATGTCGTAAATCTGCGGCATCCGCACCTGACCCGTGGATGAATCACGCGTATACCAGATGCAACCACCTCCTTCAGTCATGCATATGAGACGCGTATAGCAATTCGGGGAAAAGTTTGGACTCCCCTGTCCCCTGATTACCTGCCCTTTACCGGCTTCAAATGCCCGGGAAATATAAAAGTCCCCGGCAGGCAAACTAAGCTGTTTATTTTTATCCGCAGCGGCCTGAAGAATTGAATAATTAAATTCAGCATTTTCAACGCCGGGCTTCAGGAGTGGTGTGACAAACTTAATAGCTTGATCAAGGCTTGCTCCGTCAGAACCGCGTACAAGAGACGTACCCGGGATTTCGCCTGAACCCAGGTTTACGCGAACAATCCCGGCAATTTACAATCAGCTATTTCAAAGGGTTGCATAATGCTGATTGGCTACGCGCGGGTATCTACCGGCGATCAAAACCTCGATTTACAGAAAAACGCACTGGTTCGTGCAGAATGTGAACTAATTTTCGAAGATACCGCCAGCGGGAAAAATGCGAAGCGGCCCGGATTAAGGAAAGCTATTCGCCGTCTTCGACCTGGTGATTCGCTGGTGGTCTGGAAGCTCGATCGCCTCGGTCGCAGTGTTCGTGACCTCATCACTCTGGTATCTGAACTGCAGGAGCGGGGAATTCATTTTCGCAGTTTGACCGATTCGATCGACACTTCGACACCTGCTGGCCGCTTCTTCTTCCATGTCATGAGTGCCCTGGCGGAAATGGAGAGGGAATTGATAGTGGAGCGCACCCGCGCCGGTTTAGCCGCTGCAAGGGAACATGGGCGCATCGGTGGCCGCCGCCGGATAATGACCACCGAAGTTGTGGAACGCTGCCGGCGCATGCTGGAAAACGGAGCTACACGCCAGCAGGTGGCCGACGTGATCGGCGTAGGGGTTAAGACGGTTTACAAATATTTTCCGGTAGGCGAGTGAGGTAGGGTGATAGCCCTGTTTGATAAAAAAAATCCCCGGAGCAGGCACACTCAGGGGAAAAAACTTCATTACATTATTGCTGCGTGCGTCTCCGCGCGGAGTATATCTTCTGAGAAAACTCCTGATGTTTCCAGATAATTCTGGTCTGAACAGTTAAGTTAAAGTTCCGGTTGCATGGGTATGTTTTTACTTAAGGGGTCCTGGAGCTGTTGAAGTGCTCGGAGTTGCTATGCACACGATCAACAGCTTGAGGCTGGATACTACCCCTGTTTGAAGGGGAGTGTGATTAACCGCACGTTAACTACTGTTGCCTGAAATTCACATCTGAGATAATAACCTCACGAATAATAGAGCAAAGCGCGTTTAAATATGAGCAGTAAGAAAACGTTAACGTTCATGCAATTTTTGATAATAAATAGTCAACTCGCCAGCATCTCAGATACTTGGGCTGATTTGTGGGTATTGATTTTCCATACGAGCCTTGGTGCGGGCAGGCTGCTGTCTCTTCGTTACGATGACATAGATGGCAATTCGATACTGATACGAGAGAGGGGGAGACTGAAAGCACTGCGCGTTGAAATTCCACCTACGGTGATGGCGATGATAGCGCGGCGACGGGAAAGGCATCCAGAGGATATTTTTGTGTTCCAGAGCCATTCAAATCGTGTGAAGAACGAATGCCGGCCAGTAACACTCATTGCTTTCAATACCGCTTTAAACCGGGCTGCAAAATCCTTATCGGGAGTCACCGTGAGCAGTGGTAGCGCAAGAAACGTATCTCATTAATCGCCCATAAGCACCTGCTGGCAAAGTAGTCAACTTGCAACCCCTTAGTGGGTTATTTGTAAGCTATGAGAATGGTTATTGCCTCAGACCCTTAGGGGGTAAAATTGGGGCAAATTTTGGGGCAGAATAACGTTTGGGGCACGATTTGGGGCAATCAAATGTCCGCATTTGTCCGTATTTGACCAAAAGTCAACAGCGCTATCTCGTTGAAAATATTGCAGATCATTGAATTTGCTAAACTAATTTTTTGCATGCCATAATAAAGTTAATATTTAGGCAACCGCGATCAAAAAAATTGCTCTGTTTGCAGCACCGGGCGAGGTTATTGCGTAAACTTTAAAAACTTTACCAACTCGCTGTTTCTTTAAGGTCATTTGTACGCTTTACTCACCGGCTGCTGCGGCGCCGAACGAGTGTGGCGGCATATTTTTGTTTGGAAAGGATACTTGG